GGGGAAACGGCCAACTTGGCCACCATCACCGAATTGCCAGTGGCGAATGGCTATGCCCGTGTGAGTTTGCCAGACGCAAATTGGACCGTTGTGGCTGATGTGGCTACCCACGAACAGCAGACCTTTACCGCCAATGGCGGGGATTGGGGCAACGTAACCGGGTATTTTATCTGCGACGCTGCCAACGGGAACGCGGCGAACTTGATCATCGTCGAGCATTTTGCGGATGGGCCCTACAACTGCTTGGATGGGCTCTCAATCCTCGTAACCCCGGCGGTCCAGGCGGCATAGAGGTGTAAATTGGCCAACAATTTTTCAGAAGACGCAAGATGTGTGGCCCTCTGGAGGTTCGAGAACGGAGCCTTAACTACCGACTCGATAGGGACCAACACGCTCTCAGCGGTCGCCACGCCGGTTGCTGACCTTGCTGATTACAAGGAAGGGGCGGCCTGCGTTGACATAGAATATGCCGACGGCGATTATTTTACTATAACCGACACCAACCTGGACGCTGGGTTTCCTCTTAAAAACGGCGATACCAGCAAAAAGTTGACCTGGTGCGCCTGGATAAAGCAGGAAAGTCAGACTGCAACTGCTGCTTATATTCTAAGCAAGTACGATTTAGTAGGCAATAAAAGAAGTATTGCATTAGTAACCACTTCCAATGTGTTGTATGTCAATTGGGGGTACAGCGGTGGAGCTTCGTATGAAACGTTAAACACCGGAATAGCCATAGCAAACGGTGAATGGTATCACGTTGCACTAGTGGTTGACGGTGTTCTGAAAACTGTTTCTGTTAGAGTTTATAAGGCGTCAACCGGCGTTGTTTATACTTATACAGTCGCCCCAACCAATGAATTGAATGTTGAAGATGCTGCTTTCCGTGTTGCGGCCCGGGACGGAGATACGTCATATCGTTACGATGGCAGAATTGATGAAGTTGTCATTTTTGATGACCAACTGACTGCCACCGAAATAGATAAAATTCGCAAGGGGACCTTCCCGTTTGGGTATGAAGGTTCGGCTCCCCTGACGCTGGTTCCCCAGGGTCTAACCTATGGCCCCCATGCCTACGATGGGCTGGCTCCCATCACCCTGACTCCCCAAGCAATTTGTGGCGGCCCTCACACACCATACGTCGGTTATGTGCTTTTCAGATTAACTCCGATTGCCAGCTATTCAGAGGTCGGTGCTGGTGGATCTGTCGCCATTGCGACCTCCACCGGCGGTTGGGCTCTTGGCGGCGCCGGGGTCTGGGTATTCTTTACGCCGGCCCATGACTATATCCCGGAGATTGATCCCGCAACAGGACTGCCGACTGTATCCCTGACAGGCTTCGTTTTAGGCGGCGGGGCAGAGATAAACGAACCAGAGGCAATTTCGACGTTCCCCGGGACCGATGAGATCGTTCCTGAGGGCGGCTTCAAGTTCTGTGGGCCGGAAATTACCGGGTCAGCGGCCACCACTTTCCCGGTCATAGAGGCCATTGTACCCGCTGACGGGTTCGTTTTGGGCGGGGCCGGGGTCTGGGGCCAGGTTGCCCCGGGCGACATCCCCAGCACCGTCCTGGCGGACCTGGGCGGCGGTTTCGTCTTAGGTGGGACCGGCCAGCTTCCGGCCGTTACCCCGACAACCACTGAAATCGTCAGCACCGGCGGGTTCGTGTTCGGGGGGTTCCGGCTGCCGCCGGTGTCCATCACCTACCCGACCAGCTACGACAAGACCATCATCGCCACCGCGGCCTTTGAAATGGGCGGCGAGGGCTACCCAACCGAAACCCTCCCCACCACCACGATTATTGTGAGCGATGGTGCAATATTCGTTGTGGCTGGCGGTGGCCTTGCGACCACGAAGCTGCCGCCGGTGGCCGTCATTACCGGGGATGCGCTTGGGGGATTCGTTCTGGCCGGCGCCGAACCTACGGAAGTTTTTGAGTCTTGGGTGCTCAATGGCCAGGCATTTGAGCCCAGCATCTTCTCCGGGTTCAATTTCAATTCCTTCGCCCAGCACCAGGGCAATACCTATGCGGCTGGCGAAGACGGGATTTACCTCTTGGGCGGGGACCATGACGCCGGGGATACCATTCACACGGGGGCCCGGATTGGGCCGGTCAACTTCGGGGAAGACTGCGAAAAGAGGCTACGGGGGGTCCAGTTCGGCAAAGCTGGCAAAAATACACGGGTCCGGGTTGAATCGACTACCGGAGAAGGCGTGTTTGCCCCGGACCGGGATGAAAATCGGGTCGTTGTGAGCCGGAATATTCAAGGGAATGAGTTCATCATTGACGTCGTGGACTTTCAGGAGTTGAGTCTTTTGGAGGTTACGACCTTGAAATTGGCCCGGAGATAGCATGAAGTTCACCGTCCATTACAGGCAAACGAGGTTCCCCAGCTTATTATCGAAAATGGTCGAAAACGATAATAAGCCTGAGCCTGTTATCTTTGCCGAACATATAGCGTCGCCTGATTGCTGGTGCGAACCAGAACCGGACCATATTGAACCTGACCTTTATATTCACCGGGAGCGCCAATGAGCGATTTTAACCGCGCCGAAAGCGCCAAGTGGGCACATGAAAACCAGAAGTTGGTTGGCGATCTCCATGCCGCGGCGGATAAGGCGCTGGCCGAGGCTGCCGGCCGGGGATTCACCGCCGCCCCCGGGGTGACGCTGGCCACCATCTTGGCCGGCGGCCAAGAGGTCAAGGACAAGCTGACTGAGGCCAATGGCAAGATATACGATGACCGGCGCAAGGTGATCTTTGAGCAAGACGAGTTTGCCATGAAGATCGTCGTCCAGTTGGCCAAGCTGGGCATGGAGCTTTACCGGGACGAGTTGCTTAACACCTTGGCCATTGAGCAGGCAGAGAACATGGCCTTGCGGGACCAGGGGACGGCGGACGTGATCCGAATGAACGCCGAAGTGGACGCCCGGCAGGTGGCCATCATCCGGGACCGGGCTGAGATAGAGGCCAGAATCGCCGTCTATAAGCAGCAGTTGGTGGACGCCGAGGCTCTTACCCTGGTTTCAGAACGCGCTTTGATAACGGCTCAGTTGGCCACAGCCGAGAAAAAGCTTGAGATCATCGACAGCATTTACAAGGTTTTGGCCGCGGAAGAACTGGTCCTTGAAGCCGAGAATCGCCGGGCGGCGACCCTGGAAGTTCTTCTGGCGGCCCAAATGATCGTGGCGGAGATAAAAGAGGCCATGATCCCCTTCTACATTGAAAAGGCCGAAGCCCGGGTTGAACTGGCGGAAGCCATCGAAAAGGAGATCCCGATCAAGAAGGCCATTGAGGAATTGGGCTACGACCGGATCACCCTGACAAACCAAAAGGAATATGCGGCGCACCTTCTCCGGGTGGCTGACGGCGAGTTGGAGCTTGCCAGGTTGGGGTGGACCAGGGCCAACAGTGTCATGGAGGTTTTCAGGCTTGAAGCCCGGCGCCTTCTTCAAGAATATGAGAACACTGTCCAGACCGAAGTTTTGGCTCTCAAGGAATCTTTGGCGGAGGATGGGATTGACCTGCGGTTGGAAACCAACCTGGCTCGGACAAAAATCGGGATTGATGATGATGTGGAGATCCAGAACGCCGAAATAGTGAACACCGGCACGGAACTCACGGCTCTCTTGGCAGGTTTGGCGGCCAGGGCCCATTCGCAAGCCGATGCTATCCTGTCGAGCATGAGAACATCTTCCTCATCCTGGGCGACAAATAACCTCAAACGGATGATTTCAGGGTAATTATGGATACCGTCGAAAAGCAAGAACTGGCGATGCGCACCCGGGAACGTAGCGGTTTGAGCCGATTTTCCCTTGATTACGGGGGCGTTATGGCTCCATTGGTGCGCATGGAGGCCGACCTTGACCTTTTGGCCAGGGCAGACATTGAGAACTTCATGGCTATCAGCGACGACACCTGGGGAATCAAGGAGCAGCAGCGGGACCGGGGCATCGAGGTAAGCCAGCAGGAAGTTGATCAGGACGTCGCCATGGCGGAAGCCAAACTCGCTACGGGCCGGGCGAAGATCGCCATTGAGAGGACCGCCGACGAGTACACCCTGGCCGCCAGGGTTTATGACGCCAAGGTGAAGGGGCTCATCATGGGCGCCAAGGAGTATGCCGCCCTGGTGGAGCAGGTGCAGTTGTTGGTGGACGAAGAACGGGCCGGCCTGGCGGTGGACAAGGAAGCCCTCCGATTGGTCGAGGTTACGGCCAAGATTTACCTGCAAACCATCGAACAGGCCCAGGTGGAAGCGGATATTGCCGAGGCCCAGGTGAAGGTCGCCAAGGCCCATGTCCGGGCGGCCATGGCCAACATCGAAGCCGGGGAAGCCGAAATCAAGCTCATAGTGGCCCAGACGGAAGTGTATGTGGCCGAGGCCGACAAGGCCACCCTGCAGGCGGACGTGGCCAACATTTTTGCTGAGATCCTGACCAAGCAGCTATCGGAAACCAAGTTGGGCGTGGGCCGGGCCGAGATTGCCGCCGAGTACGCCTATATCCAGAGCAAGCTCGACGACACCCTGGCGCAGTACGAAACCAAGGAACTCATCGAGGCGCTCCGAACTGAAACGGAAGTAGCCCGTAACAATGAAACAGCCCTATATCTGGCGGTAGAGAAGGCTGCCGCTGACCTGAAAATTCTTCAGGAGCAGTATGCCCGGCTTGCCCTTACCCACGAAGAGGCGGCGACCGCGGCCAATTTGGCCCAAGAAGAGTCGCTACGGAACGCCCTGGTGGTGGCCAGAAAGGCGCTGAACAAGGCGAGGACGGATGTGTTTGTCGCCAAAGAGACTGCCCAAAGCAGCGCGGCGGCGATGGTATCTGATGCCCAAATAAAAGCGCGTGTAAAAGAGCATACCTCATGGTCGTGGGTCAACCAAATCGAGCATATTTCGGGGTAAGAAATGCAGTCGAGATAC